AGATAATTCATGGTTTGGAAGCGATTCAGCTATGACTTATACTGCTTTTGATCTTCACAGAAAACTTACAGAAGAGGAAGGGATAGACCCTAAATCTGACGAATATTATAAGGAAATAGATAAAAGAATAAGACTTGAATTTCCTCATAAATTTGATAAACCTGTAAACAAACAGATTAGTAAACCTACACAAACCGTTGCCTCTGCAACGCGTAGTTCAAAGACTAATCGCAAAAGTGTGAGACTCACATCTTCTCAAGTAGCAATTGCTAAAAAATTAGGTGTGCCATTAGAAGAGTATGCGAAACAACTTATGAACACGAAGGAGGTATAAGCATATGGAAAATAAAAAACCAACTCGTGCGAGTCAAACTAAAAAAAGTGATTCTACAAAAGTACAATCACAAGCAAAAACGGTAGCTCCAAAAGAGAGACCGAAAGTTTGGGCTCCACCATCGTATTTAGATACGCCCAACGCGCCAGACGGATGGAGACACAGATGGGTCAGGACAGAAATCCTAGGATTCACTGATACAAAAAACATACAAGGACGCTTAAGATCCGGGTATGAATTAGTAAGATCAGATGAATATCCCGAAGAGGACTTTCCCACTATCGCTGATGGCAAATACGCAGGGGTGATCGGACACGGAGGCCTAGTGCTGACTAGGATACCAGAAGAGATCGCGAGGCAAAGAACTGAATACTATGCCTCACAAGCAGAGGATCAACAATCTGCAATTGACGCCGATCTTGCGAAGGAGCAGCATAAGAGTATGCCTATCAATGTTGATAGAAGTACTCGTGTAACCTTCGGTGGCAAGAAAAGTTAATTTTTTAACAATTCGAAACCAGCGAATTAAATAAACCGAACTGGAGGCCGTTTAACGACGGCAGGTTCATTAAGGAGAAAAACTATGGCTAACTCGTCAGCAACTGGTTTCGGTATGAAACCGGTAAAAATGGCAGGTCAAGCAGCTAACACTGCAGGTCTAGGAGAATATCCTGTAGCAGCATCTGCGACAGCTATCTACAACCAAGATTTGGTTGCGATGGCAGCAACAGGTACAGCAGCAGTAGCTGCAGCTGGTACAGAGCAACTTTTAGGATCCCTAAATGGTGTTTTCTACACTGACTCGTCAACAAGCAAGCCAACGTTCCAAGCATATCTATTAGGCAGTAATGCTGCTACAGATATTGTTGCATTAGTAAATGATGATCCACATCAAGTATTTGAAGTGAGATCAAATAAAGCTTCTGCATCAGCGCAAGCGGACGTAGGTAATACAGCAGATATCGCATATTCTGCGGGTGCTACACCAAACTACATTTCTAGATCAACTTTAAATGATAGTACAAAAAGTGATTCAGCATCAAAACAAGTAAAAATCGTGGGTGTTTCAAGAGACCCTGATAACAACGACATCGGATCAGCAAACGTGGTCTGGAGAGTTGTAATCAGTGAACATTTCTTTAAACAACACGTTGGGGTATAATAGGAGTATAAATTATGGCTATATCACGTAATCAACTAGTTAAAGAACTAGAGCCAGGATTGAATGCACTATTCGGCCTGGAGTATAAACAGTATGATAATTTACATACTGCTATATACACAACTGAGTCATCTGACAGAGCTTTTGAAGAAGAAGTAATGTTATCAGGATTCGGTCAAGCTAAAGTAAAACCAGAAGGTTCTGGAGTAGAGTTTGATAAAGCTCAAGAAACTTTTTCAGCAAGATACACTCACGAGACTATTTCTCTTGGGTTCGCGATCACTGAAGAAGCGATTGAAGACAATCTATACGACAGACTTGCTCAAAGGTATACAAAAGCATTGGCAAGATCTATGGCTCAAACAAAACAAATCAAAGCAGCGGCTCCATTAAACAATGGATTCAATGGTAGCTTTAAGTCTGGTGACGGAAGCAATTTATTTGCATCTAACCACCCAACTATAAACGGGACTTTCAGCAACACATTGGCAACTGCAGCGGATTTAAACGAAACTTCATTAGAGCAAGCAATGATTGACATTGCAGCGCTTACTGATGAAAGAGGTTTGAAAATTGCTGCTAGCGCTAAAAGCATGGTTATTCCATCAGCTTTACAATTCACAGCAGAAAGACTTATGAAGTCTTCTCAAAGAGTTGGAACAGCTGACAATGACATCAATGCATTAGTAAGTAAAGGAATGGTTCCAGGTGGTTATTCAGTGAATAACTTCTTAACAGATCCAGATGCTTTCTTCTTAATCACTGATGTTCCTAATGGAATGAAACATCTTGAAAGAGCTCCATTAACTACAAAAATGGAAGGCGATTTTGATACTGGCAATGTAAGATACAAAGCTAGAGAAAGATACGTATTTGGCGTATCTGATCCTAGAGGTATCTACGCATCACCAGGAGCATAATAATTAATTTTTGTGGCGGGACACAGTCTCGCCACAATCATCATATAGAAAGACAAAACCATGACAAAATTCCTTGTAAACATATACGCATACGATCATCACGCTAGATTTGAAGTAGAATCTAATGATGACCCTGTTTCTTTGGAACAATCAATAGTTGACAAACTGGGAGAAAAGAGTATAAATTGGGAATCATCGGGAATGTTTTCGGACAGACCTTATCGAATAACTTATGAGGAAGTTAGTAATGATACAAGACCTATACAAACGAAAAAGGTCCTTGGAGTTGAAGTGGGAACAGGAGCATCTGTCTAACGGTAGATATACTCTTGAAATGGTCAGAATTGATGACAAAGTTAAACAAATCATCACTGACATTAAGCTTGAAGAAGCTGAAATTGCTCACAGACAAAACACTGCAGAAGGTGTTGCTCCACAAGTTTCTGTAGCTACTTAATAAAAAGCTACATCGTTGGAAAAATCCACTCCACATCACAGGCTCTCTTGCGCTCTACTAAAAACTAGTATATAAAAAACATACTATATAATTAAACTAGAACATAGACCCATATAGTGGACGGCCTAGAGACTATGTTCATTAAACTAGGAGGATATAATTATGGCTTCAACAACATTTTCGGGACCGATAAAAGCGGGAACGATAAAAGAAACAACAGGAACTTCATTAGGTTCTAACATCAAGAATACAGGTCAAGTTGTGATGTCTCAAACACATCTAATTGATTTATCAGGTGGAGCGATTGCTGCCGGTGCAACAAATATTGTTATCCCAGCAAACTCTCAAATTATTGATTGTATACTTGATTCAGTAGTAGCAGCATCAGGTGCAACTAACTTAAGTGTTGGTGACACAGTTGGTGGTGCAACAAGTATAATTAATACTTTCGCACTTGGAACAGGTGTTGGTAGAAAAAGACCAACAACTGAAGCAGGTGGAGCATTAGCTTGGTCTGATACTGGAGATGCAGATATTAAATTAACGATTACTGCTTCTGCTGCAACTAACGCTGGTTCAACTAGACTTACTGTTTTATACGCACAAAACAATAATCTTGGTTAATAAATAATTTAGTGTGGGCTTCGGCCCACACATAAATTTAAGGAGAAAATTATGGCAGGCGGTGGATCGTTTTCAAGTGATCAAAAGTTTACAACGTTAACAGCTGATGGAAGATTTAAAACTATCACTGGTGGTGGAACTAATTTAGGTCCATGTAGAGTTACATATATAATGGCTCATGGTGGAAGTAATTGTCTAGTAAAATTACATGATGGAACAGATGGTACAGGATCTTTAGAATTTCAAGCTAAATTTAGTTCTGAAGGTTTAGATGTATTTGTCCCCGGTTCTGGTATAAGATTTAAAACAGGAGTCTATTTAGATTTAACTACTACAGACTCTGTAACAATAGGATACACAGGATAATGAAATCAGACGTAAAAGCAGTCAGAAAAACAGGAACTGGAAGTGTGTTTGCAGGCAGAACTAGATTAAGAGGAATTATTTTAGCTTCTACAGGTTCAGCTGGTTCAGTTACATTAAGAGACGGAAATGCAGTAGATCAATTTATAGTTGATGTACCAGCAGGAGATGTTTTTTCTTATAACTTAGCAGAAGACGGAATATTATTTGAAGGTGGTATGACAGTTCAAGCAATTTCAAACGCGACAGTAACTGTAATTATTGATAAGTAGGAGGGTAAATGGCTAACACAACCTCTGGAAAATATGAGTTTGAAAAAAACTTTTCGATTGATGAAATCATAGAAGAGTCTTTTGAAAGAATGGGTATACAGAATGTAACTGGATACCAATTAAAATCATCTAGAAGAACATTAGATATAATGTTTCAAGAGTGGGCTAATCGTGGTCTTCACTATTGGGAAATTCAAAATAATAATATTACATTAGTAAACGGACAATCTGTCTATACTATGTTTAGAAATACTGCAGATGGTACTTCAAGTGCAACAGCTGTTTATGGTGTTGATGATGTATTAGAAGCAAGTTATAGAAACTCAAGTAATGTTGATGTTCCACTAACTAAAATTGCAAGATCTGCGTATCAAGCATTATCAAATAAAAGTGCTACAGGTCAACCATCACAATATTTTGTACAAAGATTTATAGATAAAGTTACAATAACTTTATATTTAACACCTGGTGCAAGTGAAGCAGGAGATAAAATTAATTATTACTATGTAAGAAGAATTCAAGATTCAGGTGCATTTACAAATGCAACAGATGTACCATACAGATTTGTTCCTTGTATGGTATCAGGTTTAACTTTTTATTTATCACAAAAGTATGCACCACAAAGAACTGAACAATTTAAAATGTTATATGAAGACGAATTACAGAGAGCATTAGCTGAAGATGGTTCTTCATCAAGTACATTTATTACACCTAAGTCTTATTTTACGGAGATTAATTAATGGCTGTTGGTAAGCACGCAAAATTTATTTCTGATAGATCTGGATTAGAGTTTCCATACAATGAAATGATGATTGAATGGAATGGTTCAAGAGTACATAGTTCAGAGTATGACAAGAAGCACCCACAACTAGAACCAAAAAGATTTGTTGCTGAACCACAAGGTTTACGTAATGCAGCTCCTGCAAGAACAGAGCCAGCTGTTGCAAGATTATTACCGGCAAACCCGTTTTCAATAACTAGTGGATCTACAACAATAACTGTAACCGATATTAATCACGGAAGATCTACTAATGATACTGTAAGATTTAGAAATGTAGATGGTTCTCCAGGAGGACTACCTTTAACAGCTTATACAGCAGGATCTGGTTTTACAATTACAGTTACATCTACAGATAAGTATACATTTACATTAGGATCAACTCCTACTATAACAGAACAATCAGGAGGAATGACAGTTACAGCAGGACCAGTAACTCTAGACGCATAATGGCATATACTTTAACAAACATTACAGACGATATTAGAAATTACACTGAAGTTGATGACGGTGTTTTAACTCAAGGTGTTATAAATACTTTTGTTAAAAATGCAGAAAACAGAATTTATAGAGAAGTAGATTCAGATGATAACAGACACTACGCTACTTCTAATCTTGCAGTTGGAAATAGATTTGTAACAATTCCATCTGACTTAAGAAGTATTAGATATGTTCAATTAAAAAATACAACTGTAACACCAAATACTCAAACATTTTTAGAAAAAAAAGATACATCATATATGGCAACTTTTTATGATACTCCTAGTACAGCTAGTGGAC